CAAGCCACTGCTGTCAATGTTCATTCTGTCTGCGGCATTTACTCTGATCCATAACTTGTTGATGTCATGGTCGTAATTAAAACCGCCTGCTGAGGAAGAACCATCGTCTCCGAATCGTATGTATCCGTTGCTGGTAGTTCCTGAAGCAATAAGAACACCCATATCACCAGAGTTCTCAAAAAAGACATGATGTGTAGCCGCAGGTGTCGTTCCTGAATCTGCCACTGTAACTGTGAATAGCCTGTCAGGCGCTATGTTCCCAATACCAACCTTGCCGTCTGACAAAATCACCATTCGGTTGTTGGAACCATTAGTTTGAAAAACGATATCTGAAGCGTTTGGATTACGGAGAACTACATCATCGCCAGTAGCGTAAGTAGTGCTAGAAGCAGTTTCCTTGAATAGAACATGATTTGCTGTTCCGCTACGATCAAACTTTAATCCGTAGCCAACGCCAACCTGCATGTTGCCACCTGCAACAATAAGGGAATCAGCGCTTTCATCCCATTCCATGTAGGAACCAGCAGTTGCACCAAAGAACTTAACATCATGTCCAGTGTCATCGACACCAACAGTGAGCGTTCCAACCATTGAAGTATTGCCAGTTACGTCAAGTGAACCAGTAACATCAAGTTGATCTTCGGACTCATCCCACTCCATGTATTTTCCAGAAGTAGCCCCAAATAATTTGACATCATAACCAGTGTCATTTACGCCAATCGTTAAGGTGCCGTCAAGTTGAACATTTCCGTCAATGTCTACAGCGTCTAAGTTTGTAGTTCCGTCAATGTCAGCGTCACCTGAAATATCTAAAGAACCACCATCAATTTCACCAGATACCGTTAAAGTTCCATCTCCAACAACAACGTTTCCATCACTGATATCAAGCGCTGTACTTCCGTTACTACTTTCAATAGTTAACTTATCTGTATCAGCATCCCATTCAAGGTAATGCCCTGTTGTATCACCAAAAAACTTTACATCGTGTCCCGCTTCATTTGCACCAACTGTCAAAGTTGATGTGAGAACCACAGCACCTGTGATTGTGCCACCTGTGAGTTGCAAAACTCCTGGACTTGAGTTGATGAAAGATTCAATATCATCAAAGTTTGTGTTCATTTGAGATGCAACTATTGTTGTACCTGAAGAGAACGAATTTGTTACTGCTAGTGTTGCCATACCTTTACCTTAAGCGTCTGGGAACATATGTAAACGCTAAAGCGTTTACTTCCCATGTTTTATCTTCGAGTTTTGGACCTTCAATCTTCATACTTATTGCTTTTGCTGTCCCGATTGTAGGTAATCTTTTAACGTCAGTTATTGTTCCAGCCTCTGCCGCCGCCCATGCGGCAAAGTAACTTGAACTAGGGTCTTCGTCATCCCATTTAGCCGTATCCCATACGGAAGTAGAATCACGACCTTCAATAACGACAGGAAAAGACTTATATGCTTCTGCTTTATCAAAATCACGGTAAACCTTAGCGTTTAACGTGATTGAAGACTTAGCCAAAGTCACCATTCTTGCTTTACCCCATCTTTTAGAAAGTATTGGATTTTTTGCTGTAATCCAAGGAGTAGTAAAATGCGAATTTATATGCAAATCTGAAGTTACATAACGGTCAGTTACTCTTGTTTCATCTGCATCTATATGAATAACTCTTCCAGTGTTTGCTACACAACCACCGACTAAAGTGCTGTCTCCATTAGGAAGATTATACGCATACAAAGGTTGGGCATCTATGTCGTGCATTGCCCAAGCGCCCCCAATAGAAGGATCAAAAGTAAATACGCGGCGAGTTGTAGCGCCTCCTTCTGTCCAATCGACAGAAACATAAAGAAGGTTATTACACCACGCTAATTCAGGCGGATTGCTAAATGTGATGCGCCCATCTTTAATAGCAGGTCGTATTTTGTCAAAAACTGATTGAAAATTGTTGCCATCGTAGACGTAAACACCTTCTCTTCCATGCCAGCAAAATACACCGTATGGTGTAGAAACAGGACTGGATAATTCTAAAGAACCAACAGAATTTGATACTTGTACAAGTTGAAACGAATCAGAATCGAAACCAAACATCGCGTAGGTGCTGTTGTTTTTGAAAATAAGTAAGCGATCCCCATGAGGAACTAAACCTGTAATCCAGTCTCCTTGTTCGCCTTTGTCTATGTCTACATAATCTGATGCTGACCATTTTTCTGCGTCGTTTAAATTAGACCAACGTAAACGGTATTTTTCACCATATAGTTTTCCGCACCAAACAAAGTTATTCCAAGCGGCAATATATTGTGCTTTAGGCATTTGTCCTGCAGACCCGTCCATAGTTGTGCCAAGATCTGCGTCGGTGCTTCCATCCCATTTAAAAGAAACCTGATCATACGAAACCCCGTATGCGATGTTATTAAATGTGGTTCCGTAAACTTTCGTTCCATTAGTTCTGTTAGTTATATTTGTTAGTTCTGTAAAATTTCCACTCGCTGACTGGGCAACCTCGGTTCCGTGGTTGACCATCAGTTGATTAATTCCCGCGTCTGTATGAAATCCCCATATTCCTTTTACGTCAGCCGCTAAAGCAGTTGCGTTTCTACGATCCACTCCGCTTCGCATGGCTACTCCGCCACGTGGGTCTACAGTGACATTTAGCATGTCAGGAGATTCGTTTTCGGCAAGATCAAATTGATCCGCACGCAGGTTTAAGCCACCTACAAACGACTCCATTGTCGCTAACTTGAAGTCGCGTTTAGCCATAATTGCCTACCAAATAACCCCGCCAGTATTTGCGTAACGTAATGGTCCAAGACCCGCAAGGAAACGAGAAGAAGAACGAGAGTTTGCGATAATAGGTTGTGGAGCAGGCATGTCTGCATATCTCCGAGCCACGTTATCTAGTTCTATTTGGAATTGTTGCATATACTGGCTAGCCATTAATGGGTCTTCTTGCTGTAAATATGCTTTTGCTAATCCATATGTTGTTAACACAGGATGAAATGGTTCTGGAATATCTGGTTCAGTAGCGTCAGTAGTATTAACACCAAAAGATGTTGCATTTCGAACAGCGCGTACATGAACCGTGTATGTTCCATCAGGTATTGGATAAAAACGAACAGTGTCGTTCCAGAAACTCCATTCCCATGGTTCGCTTGAAGAAGCGACATCTAATGGGTATTGGTTATCTGCAAAGTCTGAACCTATGTATTGCAATACATGATCGTCAGTTCTCATAGCAATGATTTCTCGTAAACCTTGAGTAATTGACGCACCAATAGTGCCTAATGTGTAGTCTTTTGTTCCGCTGGTTGTCGTAAACGATGTCAGCGTTTCATAAAATGACCATCTTTTTTCACTAAAAACAATGGTGTCAAAGCCTTGACCGAGGATATTGTTTAACACGGTATCTGAGATATCTGTTGAATCAATATCTATAACGGATCGTATTTGATCACGCATTTGTTTAATAGTCATTCCCATTAGACGTTAGCCTTTTCTGCTTGTCGGGTATGCCCGACGCATAAATCAGTTCCGCGGACAGGGCGGGCTTTGCAATCCGCCCCATCGCGCGTCAATGAAGAACAAGAATTGTCTTCTGTTGGAGGTTTCCAATCAGAAAATTCAGTAACACCAGCCACAGGGCGAGCATTTTTAGATTGAGCGCCGATACGACTAGACGGAGGTCGCCCATTTGTACCTGCTAAATACGCTCCCGATTTTGATGCTATTGAATATCTTGACATGTATTTCCTTGTTCTGATTAATGGGGTGGCTTCTGCCACCCCACCAATCTAGTCAGTTAGACCATAAAGCATGCCCTGACGAGCACGGTTGCTTGTGGTCAAGTTTCCGTAGCACAAGATTTGCGCATAGCGTGCATCTTGGTTAGTTGGACGTACAAACGGAGTTGGTTTGAACCAAACGTCGTTGTGTGCAACTAAACGGATGTATTTAGTGTTCAAGAAGAACATTTTGCCAGCAACATCAGCACCTGCGTCAAAGGTCACAGGAGCGCCTTTGTACAGAAGGTTTTGAAATCCAGCATCAGCCACAGCGGCATCTGTGTACCGTAATTGTGGTTGAAGAAGTGATTCATACTTCTCATATTCATCTTGATCGGTAATGATAATTGTTGGTTGATCATTACCAACTGAAACGGAGTTATACATTGTCGCCATAGCGGCAATAGTAAGTGCTCCACCTTGGTTGGTAAGAGTTGATCTCCACCAAGAGTTATCAGAATCGGTGGCATCAATTCCACCAATAGCGCTACCTGAATCATTGCCAGTACCTACAAGAGCGTTAAGACCTAACCAGTCTTTTCCGCCATTGCCAGCGCCATTGCTCCAGAACATTGTATTCATGTTCTCGATAATGGTTTCTTCTGCCTGCATGATTTTACCTTCAAGCAGGTCAATGATTTCGGCTTCGCCGTTATTCTTTGCTTCTTCAATACCGTTGATCGTTACAGTGGCGGCATATTGTTTCCAGTCGTACTCAGCGGCTGTAATACCAGTCTGAGCGTCTGTAGCAATAGTGTCGGAACCACTATACGAAGCGGCGGTACTGTTTGTTCCATAGATGATAGGTACAACGATTTTCGCACCGCCACTAACGCGACGAATGGTTTGTCCATTTGTTAGCGCATAAAACAGTGGGCGAGCAGAAAATACATTGTCTGTCAACTTAGGAATGTAGTTTTTCAACGTAGTTGAGAGAATTGCATCAAAATTTGCGTTTCCAGCCGCCATGTCAAATTACCTTTCCGTAGTAGTTAATAGTTTATATTTCTTCTAAAGCCAGCCGATATGCATCATGTATGCTTGAAACTGCGCGAGCCGCACGCTCAACATTTCCTGAAGAAGAACCTCCTGAAGTTGAATCAACTACATTTGCCGCACGCTTTTCTTCAACAATGTCAGCAGTCCGAGCCTTATCTTGCATAGTCTCGTAAGTCATATGCGTGTAAGCGGCTTCTAAATTGCCAATATTGTTGCGAAGAGCATGAGCATAAAGGTCTTGCTCACTAATGTCTGTCGCATATTTGTCACGCAGTTTTTGCATGTCAGTTTGCAAATTCTGCTGTCTATTCGCTCGTTCTTGTTGTTCAATGGATTGTTCAATTCGTCGCAAGCGTGCTTCTTCGGGGTCCAAATCTTCAAATGGTTCTTCCATTTCAGTGTTCTGGTTGCCCATAGAGGAGACTCCAAAAGCACTAGACAATGCTGAAATAGCGCCTTGTGGATCTGCCTCTAACGCCTGAACGATTGCCTCACCTTGAGCCAATCTCTCGCGTTCGGATGCCAATTCTTGCGTTTTACGTGTGTAATCTGCTTGTCTTTGGTATC